GCAGCCTTTGGAAATTTTTTCATTTGGCCTGCGCTTCTTGCGCAGTACGACTTACGTCGATTTGCAGCTTTAGATCCTGGTTTAACTTTTCCAGTCACGGCTGTTTTTAATTTTGAACCGGGATTTTTTCTTCTGTAGGCAGCAACACCGGCTCGTGTCATGCCTGCTCCAGATTTTGTAGATCTAAAGTTCTTTTTATTTCTGGCTGGCATATTATCTTGTTTTCTCATTATACCCTACCTCCAAATGCCATTCGTTTTCTTTTTGCAAATGTTGAAACGTTAGTTGGTTTACCACCTGGATTACCTGCTGCTCGTTTTCGTTTGACAGCACTCGCCTTTTGCGAACTTGTCATCCGTGTGGCTTTTGCAAGTGGGACGCATTTTGGATACTTTCTTTTGCTCCCCTTGCTTCTCCCGCAAGGCTGATACTTCCCGTCCTTCTTCGGTGCTCCAATGTCCACCCATTTCTCTTTCACCCATGCTCTTAAGCCTTTTTTGGCCATTAGACAATATCCACCATCCTTGTCAAATCTTCGACAACGATTCCGCCTTCACGCATTTTCTTTCTTTTCTTTTTTCCACCAGGTGTAATTTTTCCAGAACAAACTCCAGATGCATACATGTTAGCATATGCTGAAGGATACACTTTAAATTTTCTTTTGGCAGCTGCTTTGCCTTTTGGACAGAGCTTTGCCATTATTTTACTTTATGACCTTTTTTGTAACCCATTCGTTTTGCAACTTGTGGTGCTACTTTTTTTAACTTTCTTATTCCTTTACCTTTTTTACCTGCAGGTATTTTTTTCTTAGTCATGTCCGTCCTTTAATTTTCGTTAACAACTAATTTACAGTCAAGACAATATTTAACTTTTTTAGATACAACATTTGAGTGACTACAAATTGTTTTTGAACCAAAAAATTTTTTTAATAGTTTTTTAATCATTACTTGTTGATTTTACCTTTTTTCTTCATAGCAGAACCAAACTTACCATAAGACTCATCTCTAGAAGCTTTTAATTGCTTTTTAGTTCTTTTCTTTTTAATTCTCATAGCGATTGATTCATCTTTTCTATCTTTGTAACCTTGTTTCTTTTTTTTAACTCGGCCACCTTTTTTCATCATAGCTCCACCAGACATACCCATGTCTGAAGGATAGTAACCAGATCTCATATCTCTTCTCATTACTCCACCACCCATAGCTTTAGCTCTTCCGCCAGAAGCTAGTTTCTGTCTTGGGTTAGTTGTTTGTGTATTATATCTTGGATTTGCCATTATTTTTTTCCTCCTTTTAAATATGCTCTACCAAAGCCACGTTTTGCGGCTCCAGTTCTAACAGCTGTTTTTTTACCTTTAACTATTCTACCACCTTTTTTTGCAGAAATCGCAAATGGGTTGTCTATAATATATTGCTCCATGTCACTTTGTACTGGTGGTGCTTTGTAATAGTTAGTTCCTAACATTGCAGGTTTTTTATTTCTGCTAGCATAGTGTTGTTTGTTTAAATATTGTTTTCCACCAGCTGTAATTCTACCGTCATCATGAACATGAATACCAGGAGTATCTATTCCGGACCTTTTAGATGGTATTCCTTTTTTAGCATCTTTAATAGTAAATACTTTGCCGTCTTTTACTCTGATAGAGTTTTCATTTAATTTAGGTCTAGCAGGCATGCTATCCATAATAGTATTTTTAGTTGTTACAACTTTTGGAGTAGCAACAATTGTTTCTTTAAATTCCATATCATTTTTTGGCATATTATCCATGATAGTAGTTTTAGTAGAAACAGGTTTTTTTCTACCACCTAACATAGCAAGTGCACCTAAAGCACCTAATGCTCCAAGAATTTTTTTATTTCGTCTTCTAGATTTTTTGCTCATTATTTTTTACCGCCATTTTTAAATATTTGCGTTCCCTTTATACCATAAATGCTCGCCACGACAAGGATCCACAAATTTGTGAACCATGACGGGAGTGACTGGAAATGCTCAAAGAAGACTTTTATCTTGTCCATAGCCTGTACGTCATCTGAAAAAACTCCATATGCGAGCACCAGAATTGGCAACGTGAGAATCACGAGAACCGCCTCGTCCTTGTAGTCTGCTTGTCTAGCTTCTAGCAATTTACCCTGGTAAGCTTCCTCACCACGAGCTTGTCTTTCAGCATGCAATAGCTGTGCATCAGACATTGCGACTTTTGCCTTCTGCTTGTTAGCATAAATTTTACTACCAGCAGATACGGCTAATTTAATTGCCGAGAACCACATACTAGTACCAAGTAGCCTTTACAGGTTTCTTATCTGCTCTCAAAGCTTTAGTGCCTTTAACTTCAACAGTCTGTGATTCAGTAGGGTTAGTAGTTTCAATAACGATACCGCCTTGTTGCATACCATTTTTATCTGCACCTAACTCAGGAACCACTTTTGGGTTTTTATTTTTTTTAGTCATATTTTCTCCTTATACTATCTTCTAGGGCCTTTCAAGATCCTAACATCGGTTTGTTTCATCATATCATTAACCATTTTAGAGTCAATTCCCATCTGAGTTTTAGTTAATGAAGTATCTGCTCTAAGTTCTGCTAACTCTTCATTTTGTTGCATTTTCTCATCAAACTGTTGTTGACCCATTAATTGTTTAGATCTGTCTAAATTTATCTTTTCTTGGGCTTGTTCACGTTTTGCAGAGTCATCCATAGCTCTTAAATCAAGTTCTCTTGCTTTTAATTTAGCAATTGGGTCTCCACCATACTCTCCCATAATTTTATTTTCTTCATCTTTGAATTCTTCTGTCATTTCTGCAATTAATTTTGCTTTTCTAGACTCTAAACTCATCGACATTTGCATAATTTGTTGTTGATACTGTGGATCTTGCTGTAACATTGGGTTTTGTTGAACCATTTGTTGCATTTGTCCTAATTGTGCAATTTCATCTCTAAATTCTACCTCTAATTGCTCTTGTGCCATCAAAGAAATGTGTTCAAAAATGTTTTTTTCTAGTGCAGCCATTACAGCAGGACTATTTCTAGCCATATTTGTCGCCATAAAGTTTAAATGGGTTGTAATATGCGCTTGGTGGTCTTGCCCTTTAAATGCTTGAAACGGTTTTCCACTCATTGACAAAATATTTTCTTGTGCAGGGTCCATTGGTTGAGGTTGTTGTGGTGGTGGTAAAATTTTATCAATATTTTTTACACCAATTGCTGAATACATTGAGTGGTATGCTTCATATAAATTATGCATTTGCGGATTTGACTGCGCAAGTTGTAATTCTGTTTGTGCTAAACTAATTCTTTGTGATTGTGAAAAGATATTAGGGTCTGCAACAGGTATAATATCTACTTTGTCATCAAAATCTGCAACTTTAATATTTCTTTGTCCACCAACTACGTCGTATGGATACTCTTGAGGCATGTAAGTTTTAAAAACTCCTGCTAATAATTGAAATTCATTTTTCATAGCCACATACAATCTTTTATGTATGGCTGACATGACTCTTGAACCACGTTCTAACAGAGCAATAGTCGTTCCAACAGCTGCCTGTTGGTTGCCGTCTCCGACCTGCATGTCAGCGATGGCGGCAAATCTTTGCCCTGCATTTACCACTGTACCCATTAACTGCAATAAAGTTGCAGATGGTTCTTTAAATGGTAATGGCATAAATGCATCCTTGATACTTCCTCCAGGTGCATCCACATCTCTGAATTCTCCAGGTTGAATTGACTGTGCTTCGTCTCTTACTCTTATTCCTCTTTGTTTAAATCCTGCTGGTAAATTTGATAATGTACCTGCATCTAATAGTTGTCTTAAAGCAGTAGTTGCCGTTCTAGACAAACCACCGATCATATGTATTAATCCAAAACCATAAAAACCCATTCCAGGTAAAAATTTAAAATGCACAAAGTAATCTATTTTTTTCTTTTGTGGATCTATTGCTTGGAAGTTTCTTCTAATTGCTAGTATCTCTCTGTTACCCATTTCAATGGTAACAATGTATGGAAGTTTAATTCCTGTAGGCTCACCATCTGAATCTTTATCTTCAAAACCTTCTAAATCTAAATCAGTATGTATTTCTAAAACAGAATAAATATCTTCATCTCTAGTTTTCTTAACACCTTCTAGTTCTCTTTCTTTTTTCTCTACTTCTGTTTCTTGGTCGTAAGCTTGAGATAATTCTATGTCTTTATAAAAACCAGATACTTGTTTTTTTCTAATATCGTTTTCTGACATTTTTATAACATGAATAACAGACTCAGCATCTTCTAAAGAAGTTGCAGTATACGGAACAACTAAATCATCGGCCGGTACAAATTTAGACACGGCTCTGCCAAGTAGTTCATCGTAATAAACTTTCTTGAACGCAGAGCCGGCAAGAGGGAGATAAAAAAGCATTTGATCGAA